AACGCATTGCGAAGATCAAGCCGGTTGGGCCTGTCATTGGCTGAACGCCAGCAATATCGTATGCGATCAAGTTTGGCATTGCACGACGTACCAATGAAATTAGGATTGGGTCGTAACCTGCAGTTGGACCAGCTGCAGTTGAGTCTGCGCCGAAGCCACCTGTGCCTGCGTCGTTTACATGAGTTGCTTCAGACAAAAGCGATGTCATGTTTGCACTAAGATCACCTTCAGATACTAGAGCTTTTTGAGTGTTCTCTAGAACAGTTGCAGTGACCGATTTACGGTGCTGATCTTTAATGTTTGCAAAAGAGTCGTGCTCCAGAACTGGGCCCCACTTTTCTACAAGCGCTTGATAGTTTGACTGAGTCATATCTTTCTATCTCCTTGTTTATTGTTTGTTCGTCTAGGATTATTTATAAAGTTAAGGTTTTCAAATTATTTCTTCGCAAAAGCTGCGAGAAGAGCATTGATTGACGGATCATCAGAAGCTGGTTTAGCAACAACTGTTTCCTCAGTCAAGATTTCTTCTTCGTCGTCTTGAGCTTCCTCTGCAACAACCGGTTTGGTATCTGCAAAGAATGATTCTTTAAGAGTATTTAGATTTGCTGTATACTCATCAACGTTTTCGAAGTCAAGCTTTTCGGAAAGTACTTTCAGACGCTCGGCTTGAGTCAGCGTAAGTCCTTCAGTCATTTCGTTAAAAACTTTCTCTGCCTTAAGGCCCGAGATTTCTTTTGCAAGCGCGAGATTTTCATCGATGCGTTTGTTTGCGTCGTCGGTCATTGCTTCAACTTTCTCTTCAAGTCCTGCAACCACATCAACAACTTCGTCGTCTACTGTAATGTTGTGCTCAGTGAAAAGATCCTTAAGGCCGTCCATTAACGATTCTGCCATATCAACCTTGATACCGGATTCGATGGCAAGTTCGTTTTCTTTCATCCACTCTTCTACAACGTAGTCGAGATATGAATCAAGATTCTCAATAATAGTGCTTACAGTTGAGTCGACTGATTCTTGCATTTCTGCGTCAACTTTAGCTGCATATTCTTCTGTCATAGCTTCAGCTTTTTTCGTGGCCGATTCATTAACAGCTGCTTCAAAAACTAGAGTAACTTTATTTGTGAACTCTTCAGAAAGGTCCATGCCTTCAAACATTTTTGCAATTGATTCGTCGATAGAAATTACTTCTTCTTCAACGATTTCAACAGCATCAGCATCGGCCGCTTCTTCTTCGTTCATTCCTGGTGTTGGTGTGTCAAGTTTGCCAGCTTTTGGATCAGCCGCCTTTTTGACATCTGCTTTTTTCTTTTTAGTTGCGCCGCCGGCTGGTGCTGCTGGATCTTCTACTGAAGATGCAGGAACAGTCGAACCGCCGTCGTCAACAGTGAACTTTTCGTCTAGGTCATGTTCTGACATATGTACTACTCCTCTATTATGGATTCGTTCTTCTTGGTAATCATATTTATATTAATTTTATTTTCTCAGCGATGATAGGAACTTTTCAAACATTCTACCTGCCAAATTTTCATCAATTTGACGAACAGTACGTTTATAAGCTACCTTTACTTCTTTTTGGATTTCTTCAATTACTTCTTCAACCTCGGCTTGAGCTGCTGCTGGCAACCAAGAATTAGAAGCAATATCATAGTAGTATTCGACGTTTTCCATTACGCCGTTTACAAAACAATTAGGACCAGAAGGATCTGTTACAATATCAACAGTTGACAAATGGAAATCGTTTTGTACTTCCATGATGCCTTCTTTAGTTGGTTTAACAGAACCAAGGCCGCGTGTCGAAACTCCAAAAAGCACGCCTTCGTCCATAAATGTTTTAACAATCTCACCCATTGGCGTACTAAGAATTTTAGCTTTACCAATAAAGTTTGATCCGTCTCTTTTCATTTCGGTGATAAGGTGTGATACTCTATCCCCGTTAATGGTTGGTCCTTCAGGATGTCCTAATTCGCCTAGAGCACGTTTCGTATCAATAAAATCTTTCTGATAACGAACCATTTCTTTTTCAAGAACTGCAGAAGGATATATTCTACCATTACGATTTTTAAGGTCGCCTTGCATAAAAATGCCTTCAATGAAGTGTGACTTTTTACCAGTCTCTTCATTGATTTCTGTGGTTAAACTAACCTCTTCTACTACTTCAGTAATCAGTTTCATTTTATTATTCCTTTTGAATTATGTTTATTTATAACTTTATACTAAGGTATACCATTAGCATTTTTATTGTCATAAAAGTTTTTATTCAATTCGCCTCGTATAATTGTTTCGCCTGCTTTCCTACATTTGATATACGTATATTGCGCATTACCACCTGGAGGAGTGTAGGTACGAACGCCTGCTGTGACGGTCCCGTTAGCATCATTATATGTGTCGGAGTCCGCAGCCGTGGCAGCATTATCATACTCCCAAATACTATTTGAGCCTAGGACCGTCACAAAAGCCATTACATGGCTTCCCTCGCAAATCCAACGATTTCGTTAAATCCGCTTTTATCTGTCATCATAACTTTTTCCATTTGTTTACGGTTTTGACTATTCAATCCTTTAAACATTTGGTTCAAAAGTTTTGCATCTTCTTTTGTAACCTTCATTGAAGATCCATCTTTTAATTTCATATTGCCTACTTTAACTGCTTCGTCAATATGTTCTTTCTTTTCCCAAGGAGCTTTTTTCAACGATACGGCTTCTTTACCTTTTTTCGTTGTTGCGGCAGTCTTGGCTAATTTTTTCATTAGATCGGCTTTTTTGTTTTCAGCCATCTTTTCTTGACCGTGGTCATCAACTTTAACATCTTTTGCTCTTTTCAATACAGTACGAACTTTACCGTCCGGTCCTGTAATGTTCATAGGCTTTTTTATTGCTGACTGAGTAACCTCGTTAACGGATTCTTTCCTGTGAGCATCTTTATATAAACCTACGGCTTGAGCAATATTTTTATTTTTCATCATGCGCTTTGATTCCGCGGCATCTGGATTATCCATTATCATACGAACTGTAGGCTCATCTACGTTATTCTTTTTGACAAATTTCTTATATGCATCAAACTTTTTAGGAATTACTGATCCGCCAAATTTATTTCTCATTGGTGTCATACTACGAGAAATCTCATCAATTTGCTCTGAATTTTCTGTAGTATATGCTTTGTCGTAATTAGCGTCGCCTTCTTGGTCAGCTTTACGTTTTGCCTTTGGCTTCTCAGCTTTATGCTGAGTTGGCTCTGCTACTGGATGAGGTTTAACCTCAGCATTGTGCAGATCTTTGAACTTCTTTTCCTCTGAGGATTTTGGTTCTGCTACTTCAGCCATATGATTTTTAAAGGACTTCATTGTAGATCTCCTGGTTTAATCTCATTTTGTTTATTTATTTAATTCTGCTGTTCTTGGTCATTCGGATCGCCAAATTCTTCTTTTTCAGCTTCCATTTGTGTTTTCATTTCCTCGGAGTCATCTTCACTCAACTGAAGGATATTACGAATAACCCATTCTCTTGAATAATATACTCCGACGTGATCTTCGACGTCACGCAGTGTTGCCATTCTTTCACGGAGTATTTCTGCTTCTTTTAATTCGTTAAAATAGTTATCTTGCATAAAGTCATAACGAATTGCATTTCTAATTTCTTTAAATTCTTCAGGTGTCATAACACCTTTAAGAACAACTTGCTTCTCTAAAATTGTTGTAAAGATTGAAGAAAATCTAGATCTTACACGGCGAATAAATTTACTAAACTTTAGCTCGTCACGAGTAATTTCAGAAGTACGACCAAAGGTTGCCATCGTTTCAGGCTCAAGCCTTGTTAGCGGAACCTTTAACGCTTTAAACAATTTACGCTGAAAGTATTGCATATTTTCATCAGACGATAGCGCTTGTGAAGAACCACCAACTAATGTATCAACTTCAGTGGATCTTTCACCACCTCGGCGTGGAAACCAAAAGTCTTCAGTCATAGTCATCATTTTACGGCTATCAGTAATATCGCCGGTTGATGAATTATACTGCAACTTGTTTTTATGGCGAACCATCATATCTCTTATATATTGTTCAGCTTTCGACTTAGGTAAGTTCCCAACGTCAATATAAAAAATTCGTCTTTCAGGAGCTCTTGTAAGAGTATAAATGACTGTTGCATCTTCAAGCATCCTTAATTGATTTAAAGGTTTAATAGCGGGGTGCAAATATGAAAGAACCAAAGAATTGTTTTCGTTCATTAATCCTGAAGTAACACGGGCAACAGAGTCTTTGGAAATTCTATATCCCTGTGTACCAGTACTTTGGTTGCCACCTGCATTGTCACCAGTAAAACCATTTTCTGAATACATATAATATTCACTTTTTAGTTTTTTAACTGGGATGCCAGAATGCGGATCTTTTTGTCTTTTATCAACTTCACGTATAAGTTTTAACTTACGCGGATCTACATATCGTAGTTCTCTGATACCGTCTTTTATGTTTTCGTTGTCAATAATGACATGATAATTTAATCTGCCATCAACGTAAAACTTTTGAAAAATATCGTAAGCTGCATTTGAAAAATCTAATAACGATAATACGTTATCAAACTCTTCGCTCAATCTCTTTTTGACTTTGTCAGGAAGATTAGTATCATCGAGCACTAGCTCAACAACTTTATCGTCAGTTCCTATAGAAATTGCTTCGTTAATAACTTCGTCTACAGCTGATATAATTTCAGGCTGTAGAGCCATGCCACGGTATTTTGTAACTAATTCAGACTCAGTCTTTGCTGTGCCTTCCATATCGAGAAGAGTCCCGTAGAATCCGCCTTGGGCGTTTCCTACAGTGATTGCGCCGTCTTCATTAGACGGTTCAGCGAATGAGACTACTGGAGTCTCATCCTCTTCTCTTTTGATTTCGTAACCGAATATCTTCAAAACTTCATATCCTCATAATAAAAATTAGGTTGTCGGTACGCCGGTAATTCCTTCAACTCTCCATAAATCATATTGGAACGTGACGCCGAATTCTTCAATAGTGTCCTGCTGAGACCAATCTAAGGCAATACCGTCAATAGTAGTTGGGAACAATCCTTCGAAAAT